GCCATATTTTCATACAAAGCTGCTGCAGCATGTGCACGAGCCATCTTGTCTTCGTCATCCTCTATATCATTTAGGTAATCCATTTCAGACAAACCACGTACAGTATTACCACCTGCTACACCACGTCTATTATCTAAATAATCATCTACAATTTTTGCACGACTTTGACCCTCTATAGACTGTAATCCATAGCGGTCAATCATATAATTTTCTACAATAGAAAATGCTGAATCACTTTCTACCATATCATTTTCTGAATAAGTTCCTGGCTCAGGAAGATCAAGTGTGGGTGCAGTATGAAACTGAGAAAAAAAGTTTTCTTCTTGGGGTACTTCCTTCTCTTCGTGAAACTGCTCAAAAAAGTTAGCCATATATTTTCCTAGTCAAGATATTGATCTGCTGCATTAGGTCCGTAAAAATTATTAAAATCTATTATCATTTGTTCTGTTGGATTATTTTGTAATGCCGCTATTGCCTGTGATGTAGGTATTGGCCTAGTAGTTGAATTTTCAGTTGTAGTAGTTTCAGAAAATTTTAAATAGGGTTTAACTATATAATTTTCAGACAGACCACGATAAGCAGATGGGTTTTCTGTTTCAAGACTTCCAATAAACTCAGGTGTTATAAACCTAGATAGTAAATAATCTCTAGCATCAGCTTTAGTTCCTGGATCACTACTGGTTAAGTTATTTAAGGCATTTTGAGTTTTTTCATAATCAGGGTCATTCTTTAAACCTGCACGAGCAGTTCTAACTACATTTTGCAGGACACCTTCAAATTGTTTTTCTCTGGCAGTAAAGTCAGTTTTTTGTATGGTCTCTGGATCTACGTCAATAAAGACTGTACGACCACTTTGGTTAGTCATGTTTTTAACTTTTTTTGCTAGATTATAAAACTCTTCTTTGTTTGCTAAATCAACAATTTCAAACTCTTTGAACAAGTCTATTTTATTTTCTACAGATGCAGGAGACTGTATAATACTTATCATAGTTGGAAGATCTTTAAGGTTAATATTACGGTCATAGTTTTTAGCTTGATCTTCTACAAAGTCATAAGCTTCAGCTGTTGCTACAGGATCAGTAAAAAGATTGTTGTACCAACTTAAAGTATCTTCATCTTTTATATCTGAACTAGTTAGTCTAGTCTGCATTTTTAAGGCTTTTTCTGCAGCACCTTCACTTTTTTTACTAGAACTAGAACTACCGCCACCTCCAGCTAAACCTAGCTGAAGTATAAAATCTTCTCGCCTATTTTTTAGCTCGTCAATACGAAGTCTTTCTGCATCTTTTTTATCAAAGTAGTTTAGCATACCTTGTGCTATACTCATATCTATACCCTCGCCATTAATCCAGTTAAAACTGGTTCTTGCTCTTGTACCTCTGGTTCTTCCATAGGCTTTGGAGTAGGAGCTTCACCCTCTTTTTCTTTAAGTTTTTTCAGTGTTTCTTTTGCCCTAGCTACATCACGTTTGTAAGATAAAGCTTTCTTACGCTTTTCGTTTTCAAAACCTTCATCATACTCTAACCCAGCTACCTCAGCAAAACCTTTTATATACTCATGTATTATAGGTGCAATAATAAGACTTACATCAATACTATGTATACCTCCCATAACAGCACTGCGAAGCACTCCTTGAACAAGTGTTACCAGATCTACACCAAATTCTAAAAAATATAGAACATCTTCCATCGCCCCATCTTTAGAAAGATTATCTATATGTACATCAATAGCTTCAATAGGATCAGTTATTTCTGGAGGTCTTTCATAAGACTGACTCTTTGGTTCTACGGTCAATGACTGTCCTGGTATAGGTCTTTCAAACGTTAACATTACTCGTCACCCCTATAAAATTTAGTAATACTTCCTACTGTAGCATTTCCATCTTCACCTGCCCATTTAGGATTTGCTTCTAGTTCTTTACTTCCTTCTTTATAAACAACAAAATCTTTTTCTTGGTTTCTTGCTGAAGGTGCAGCAATTATTAACCCTAAAGGAATTGACCCATTAAAATCTGCGTAGTTCCACCTATCTAAATATTTTTCTAAGGCATTCAGTTGATCTACTGGATTTTTAGATTTGTTTAATTTATTAAGATCAATACCGGCTTCTTTAGCAGGTGTAGCCAATATTTGAAACATATTCTTTGCACTAGGGTTAGTCATAAGACTGCTTTCTTTAGCACCTACCATTAATATCTCACGTTCAGATATATTATACTTTGTTGACAATTTAGCTAGCTTAGATGAAAATCTTTTATCTTCTTTTAACTCTTTAATAGTATTTGAAAAATCCTTTAAGTCTGGATCTGTAAAGTATTCAGCACCTGCAGGTCTATTAGGTATGCTCTCTTCTCCATAATCTATATCCATATCTTTTAGTTGGTCTATCATACTTTTATTTTCTTTTTTAATACTGTCCAGTGTATCCAACAGTTTTTTTGGTAAAGATGACTCTTCAACCTCTTCATCTGATATATATTTATTACCATCTAATGGAACGCCAAGACCCCTAGTAGGTTTAGAAGCTTTAAAAGCTTTTGCACCCTCAGCTCCACTTACTTGTAGGGCGGCAACCATATTAAAATAGTTATCCTTATATTCTAACTCAGACATTTTTTATTCCCTTTTATTAAACTAATTTATTAATCAAAAATTAAATGGGTTGTCGAAAAGAAATCTCATCGCCAGTTCTGTATTAGCCGTACTTCTAATTTCAGAAAGTTTTTCTCTAGCTACTTCTAGTTCTTTATCACCCATAATAATTGATAGTGCTCTGTCCATTGCAGACTGATCAGCAGTAAATGCAAACGACATAATATCTCGTTCACGTTGCCAGATCTGATCTAAATTAGTTGCGGTAAGAGCATTTATAGTTTTAGCAAAATTCATATTACTTTCATTTTGTGCAGCAGTATTAAGTGTAGCTATATTTTGTCTCCATTGAGCATTAGCTTGAGCAACAACTAATCCATTTTGTGCGTTAAACAAATCACGCTGTTGTTGTAGATTAGAGTTAAACTCACGTAAAGCATTAATACTGTTTACATTAAATTGATCCATAGCGTTTTGTTGTGATGCATTAAACTGTGCTGTCTGATTAGACAAACTTGCAAAAAATTGAGTATTTTGATTTTCACTTGAAGCATTAAACTGAGCTGCAGCATTTTCAGCAGCTTGATCACTGAACAAAGCTTGTATATTTTGCTGCGCTTTAAATATAGCAGTTGCTTGCTCGTTAGATAAATTAGTCATATCCATCTGCAGAAAGTTTTGAGCATTTTGTACAGCGGCTTGTTGACGGTTGTTTAGGTTTGCCATATCTAAGTTAGCTAACGCAGCAGCTTCTGCCATTATCATGGCTTGACTATTAGATAAATTAGCTAACTCCATTGTATTAGCTGCACGACTATTTTCAATAGCAATTTGTTGTTGAGCATTAAAGTTCATATTAGCTATTTCAGAAACTTTAGCTGAGTTTATAACTTTAGCTTGAAAATCTTGATCAAAATCCATCTGCATAAACTTAGCTCTTTGCTCTGCTTTAAACAAAGCTACCTGCTGTTTATTGCCAGTATCTATTTGAGCAATAGGTAGCTACCTGCTGTTTATTGCCAGTATCTATTTGAGCAATAGGTAATGCTGCTTCCATAGCAGCTTGTATTATAGCCTGTCCTGCCATACTAGATGAACCTAAACCACGAGCAGCCATTTCGGCAGTAGCCCTTCTCATAGCACCTGCAGCCCAAGCAGGGGTATTACCACCTTCAAATTGTGCCATAAGACCTGCTAATTCATCTTGCATAGAAGCAGCTTGTACTTCACCAGTACCAAAAGCTGTACCAACTTTATCAAAATCAACAGAACTTAAACCTAAATTACCTGCAGCAATTTGCTCACCTTCTTGCATAGTACGAATAGGAGCACCATAAACATCAACAGATTCACCAGTTGCACCTTCCATACCAGTAACTGAGCTAGTTAGCTGTTGTTCTGGAGTAATAACTGAGCCAGGTCTAATTGACCCTGTTACAGCATCTAACGCCCCTGTTTCACCTTGTACTTGTGATGAAATAGTAGTAGGAGTCATAGTAGTTGCTGGAGTTTCAGTAGGCAACCCTGCTTGTGCAGTAGTACCCACAGTAGCAGCTTCAGCAAAAGGCGATATAGGAGCTGTTTGACCTGCATCAGTGGGAATAAAATCTTCTGCTTGAGGTTGAATTTTAGCTACATCTGATCCTATTGGAGACATAGTTCCACTAATTAGATCTTGCTGCTGTTTTTTAAATTGGTCTAACATCGGGTTAGAGGTAGGAGTAGTGCCTGCAGGATCTGTAGTAGAGACAGTGTCAAAAAAGTCACTTCCATCATCCATAGTTACTGTATCTGCAGGTAAAGAAGCTAGATCTGCTTCAGCTTGTTGTTTTCCAATGTCTCCTGTAGAGTATACGCTAGCTGTTCCGTCAGGAAACTGAATAATCCACTGACCACTATCATTTTGAGTTACAACACCACCAGGATTATAACCGCTGCGCATTAATCCACCTTCGTTCATCATAGCACCTATAGCACGAGCCTTAGCACGTAAACCTTCTGAGCTATTCATAAACATTCTAGCTTCCTGTGGTCGATTACCTTGAAATCCATTCATCTGAGCTATCTTAACGATGGCGTTATCTACTAAGCCACCAGGAGCATAACCACTAGTCATCATACCACCTTGGTATGCATTAACAGGTGATTCTTCGTTTGGTATATTAGGAGCCTCTCCTTGATAATATTTTACAATTTGAGAACCTGGAGGTATGGGTTGGCCATAAGAAATGTTTGCTGTTTTACCATTAGGTAATATAACTGTATAACCACCCTGTATACCACTAGCTGCTTCTTCTGCCCTTTGATTTTGAGATGCCATCCAATTATCGTAAGTACTTGCCCCTTGACCTGAAATAGAAGGTGCAAGCAAAGACTCTGGAATATTACCTGGTGTTCCAGTAGTATTAGTTGCATAAGTAACACTGGGAGGTAACGCAGATAAATTACCTGTTTGTGTAGTTACTGTAGAAACTCCTGTTGTAGGATCTACCCCACTTGGTGGGAGAGGTGTGTAATCTGTAACAGTTCCATCTGTAGTAACACCTGGAGTTGTTTGAGTTGTTTCAAGAACACCTGTTCCACCTATATCTTCATCTGGTCCTGGTTGTGGTGTAGTTCTAGTCGTTCCTGGTTGTGGTGTACCGGCAGATGTTGAGGGTGTACTTTCACCAATACTAGCAGAAGGTCTTTCTTCTCTTAATTGCTGATTAATTTCAGAAAAACGATTTTTTATATCTTCTAATTTTTCAGGATTTTTTGCTGCAATGTTTTTTCTTCCTAAACTATCTGCAGACATATATTCGTCTGCATCTACAAGACGCTTACCACTTACAGAATATCCAGGATTACTGGGGTCTTCAGTAAGTTCCCTTAAATTATTTTCAAGTATATCTTTTTCAATTTCAGCAGCGTATGATGAATTAGCATTTACAGTAACTTTTTCACTATTATAATTTACAGGAACAGTTATAGGTTTATTTTCTTGAGACGATTTAATTTTAGCTACAATAGTACTAATATCATCTTGAACCGCATTTCGATTAAAATGAACACCAGTTCTCTGAGTGGTAAAACCAATATCATCATTACCAATTAATACAATACTTTGGTATCGTTTTCTGCCTGACATTGGATCAGGGCTTACCTCGACACTTTTTATCCTATATTCAAAATTTGTCATACTTAAATATACCTTTACTTACCCATTGTCATCCACACCGCACCTGCAATAAACGTAAGCAGTGCGACAGTGGTTAGTTTAACTACAGTTGACCAGACAGACTTGCGTGTATCACGCCATGCCTCTAGTAAACTTCTCATCTCTATAATATCTCTAGCAGCGTCATCATCAAGTAGCCCAATAGAACGTAGGGCTTCTTTAGCCCCACGCCTAGCTGCGTTGTCTAGCATATCTTCCAGTTGTTCTGAGGTAAGTTTAATATCACTCATAGTTTAACTCATAAATCCTTACTTGTCAAGGCTTTGTAGGCCAATCATCTGGACTAAGATTAGGCCAATTACTGTGTGTAGTAATGTCACGAAGAGCCTGACGATAAGTGGTCATTTCTGAAGACATTGTAACATCAGACATACCTGTCCAATCTGTGTCAGCTAAAAGATTATTACGTAGACTTCTATTATTTGCTGCCACATCATTATCATACTCTGTAATCTCTTCTGTTGTTTTATCTGTTACAGTCCAACCTACAGTCCACACACCACTAACAAGAGTAGGTGTACTCTCTTGAGTAATGTTCTGAGTTCTTTGTGTGTAACTAGGTTTATCTGTTTCAGTTACAGAATAAACACCGTACTGCTCAAGTAATGAGTCAGGTACTTGTTTTGGAAAAGATATATTTGGGTTATCATGGCGTAGTAATCCCACTGAATAGGGATATGTTTCTACTGAACCATTTGTAATTTTAACTAACATTTAATGTTTTCCTTATGGTTTTGTAGGCCAGTCAGCATCTTTTAAGTTAGGCCAATTGCTGTGATCAGGTAAATCACGTAATGCTTGTCTGTATGCTTTCATAGCATCTGACATTGTTACATCTATCAAAGCATAAAAGTCTGTTTGAAAAAGAAGATTATTTCTAATCATTTTATTATTTGCAGCAAGTTCTTCTTCTGATAGTGATGGTACTACATACTTTGCAGCTTTTGGTGACATTGTATCAAACAACTCTTTTGCATCAAACAAAGCACCTGTATCTGTTGGGTCACACGTAAAGGGAATCCAACCATACTTTTCGTGCTCTATTTCGCAGTCAATATTACCATTATGTGTAAAAACTGGGTTTCTATAATTCATTATATTATCCTTATGCTGTTCTTAACCAAAGTGTACCCTGATAACCACCGCTACGAGCTGCTGATCCCATGCATTTCCAAGTACCAGTTAAAGTTGCTGATTGTGCATAACCCTGGATATCTCTAAGTGTAGTATTCCAAGCATCGAAACTACCTTGGTCAATACTTGCAGGTCTTAAAGCACTCCCACTTAATGTAGCTCCAAAAGCAACTGCTGCACTGCTAGTTTGACCTGCAAAAACATATGTTCCTACATCTCCATGTCCAGTACTAACACCTACAGCATCTATCTGTGTTTGTATGTTTGAAGTTACACCGTCTACAAAATTAAGTTCTGCAGTTGTAGCTGTAACTCCATCTAAAATGTTAAGTTCTGCTGCTGTAGATGTTACTCCATCTAGGATGTTAAGTTCTGCTGCTGTAGATGTAATTGCAGTTCCACCAATTTGTAAAGCTGTGGAAGCATTAATTGTAGGTGCGGCTAAAGTACCAGTAAATGTAGGACTTGCTGTAGGTGCTTTAGTGTCAACCTGTGTTTGTATAGCAGAAGTAACTCCATCTGTGTAGTTTAGCTCAGTAACAGTAGCTGTAATACCATCTAAAGCATTTAACTCTGAGGCTGTTGCAGTTACACCATCAAGTATATTTAACTCTGCTGCTGTTGAGGTAACTCCATCAAGTATATTTAACTCAGCAGAGGTTGAGGTAACACCTGTTATTTCTGTAGTGGCAATAGCACCATCCGCAAGTATGCCACCTGCACTTACTAAATCAGCTATGTCTCTTGCTTTACTCATTGTTGTTTCCTTTGTTTAATCTTCTATCACAACGTAACTACTTACTCTTCCTATACATGCACCAAATCCGTGATAATAAAAAGAATATTTATTAATACTTATTACAAAAGAAGGACTACGTACCCACATATTTTCGTTAAAGCCTGTAGGAGTAGACGTTTCTGCATACAAATAATATGAACTTGAAAATGCACCTGATGGCCCAGTTGATGAAGAAGGTGTACTACCTGTTTTCATATTCCATCTACCACCAGTGCTTGTGCTAAAAACTCCTACATTAGTCCAACTTCCATTTCTAGCATTATTTATTGATGCTGAAGATGATGAACCATATTGCCAAGTACTTAATTCCGTGTTAGTATTGTCAATTGCACCATCAGGCAAAGATATATGATCAAGACCAAAATCACCTTGAAAACTTGACCCTGCATTACCATTTCTATACACAACATATAATCTAGCTGTTCTCCCCACAAATTGACTTGCAAAAAAAGTAAATCCTGACCAAACCCAAGCATCATTACTAGTAAGCTGACCAGTCTCAAAAGCAGAATCCCTTGCAATTAGACCTGAACCTACAGCAGGTGAAGTATAAATACCTGCAGATGGTAAACTTAAAGCACCGATCATTATTGATCCCCTGCATAAGCAATATAAGCACTTGCACCTATTTTCCAAACACTAAATACGTTGTAGCCAGTAGTTATTAATGTAGGAGCTACACCACCACTATTAGACCAAATAAATGATGACCAAGTAACAGCGTATGCTGAACCATCATCAACCATAAGAATTAAAGAATCCCCATCATTTAAACTAGAACTACTAACAGTAATGCTTGCACCCAGTGTTATTTTCTGTATTTGTCCATCACTAGCAGCTACGTTAAATGTAGTAGATACTGTGCCATGATCTGTAGTTCCTGTGACTACATTATTAAATGTTACACTGTCATCTGTAGCTAAGTCTTGGTTTATAGATGCTAGATTAGAACTGTAAGCTTGTACATCCGAGCCAATAGATAATCCTAAAGAAGTTCTGGCTGTAGCACCAGATTCTAATATAAAGTTAGAACCGTCACCAACAATAAAGTTACTATCTGTAGGTGTAAGTCCTGCAATGTCTGTTAATTGAGCATCATAAGCCTGTACGTTTGAACCAATAGCTAAACCAAGATTTGTTCTAGCCGTAGATGCACTTGCAAGATCAGACAAGTTATTTGCTACTTGAGCAAACTTTGCGTCAGCCTGTGTTTGTGTATATGTATCTGCAATAGTAAAGATGTTGTAAGCTACAATGTCAACAATATCACCTGCAGTAGCACCTGAAGATAGTACAATTGTAGTGCCATTGGTAGCTGTAAAGTCTGTGCCTAGTAAAAGCTTTACACCATTTAGATAAACATTTACGTAACCGACTGAATAGTTTACCGCAAAAGCTGTCTGACCACCTGTAGCTGTATAGTTAGTAAATGCTACACCGTAGTTTGTATTACTTACCCAAGTCGTACCTGTATAAACATATAATCCATTATCTGTAGAGTTAAAGTACAAAGCACCAGTAATAAGTGCATCACCATCATTGTCTACTGTAGGTGCAGAAGACTTAGCACCAAGGTATCTGTCATCAAACGAATCAAAAGAAGCTGCAGCATTTGTTTCAGAAGTTGCAGCGGCAGTAGCACTTGAGGCAGAAGCGGTGGCTGATGTAGCAGCAGCAGAGGCACTTGTAGCTGCAGCAGTAGCTGACCCTAAGATACCGTCAACATATGTTTTAGTGGTTAAATCGGCATTGTCTGTAGGTGTATAGGTAGTTGTAATTTTAGCACTACCCATGTCAATAGCACCTGTCATAGTGCCACCAGATAATGCTAGACGTGTATCACGTTGTGTGTCTGTGTAAGCTTTTGTGCTTGCATCTTGATTAGCAGTAGGATCACCCATACCAGTGATTTTAGATGTACCCATAGCTATTGCACCAGACATCGTACCACCTGCTAATGGCAGCTTGGTTGCTATACTTGTGGTAATAGTAGTTGCAAAGTCAGGGTCATCACCCAAGGCAGCAGCTAGTTCGTTTAGTGTATCTAACGTACCTGGAGCAGAGTCAACAAGTGCAGCTACTTCTGTGTCCACATAATTTTTAGTGGCAGCTTGTTGTGCCGTTGTTGGATCACTAACATTGTTAATTACCGTAGATGTAACATCTAGTGTACCATTAATAGTCATGTTGTTAAATGTAGATGAGCCACTTGAGGCTGTAACATTACCAGTTACATCACCTGTTATATTGCCAGTTATGTTACCAGTGACATTACCTGTAACGTTACCTGTTACATCACCAGTAAGATCACCTGTAAAACCTGTATTAGCAGTAACAGTAGTACCTGTAATAGCTGCAGCGGTACTACCACCAATGACTACATTGTCTGCTGTACCACCGTCAATATCTGCAGTAGCTAGTGTTGCTTGACCTGATGTAGTTACAGTTGTAAAGCTACCTGCAGCAGTACTAGAAGCACCAATTACAGTACCATCAATAGCACCACCATTAATGTCTACAGTGGCGTGAGTAGATGTACCAGTAGATGTAATATTTGCTACAGTAGTGTCACCAGTTACACCAAGAGTACCTGTAACAGTAGCATTTTCGTGTATTTGTACAGTGTCAATATATCCAATACCATCAACATACAAATCTTTAAATTCTAAACCAGATGCACCAAGATCAATATCATTATCAGTTATAGGTTTTAGTACACCATCTTCTAATCTAATCTGTTCTACAGCAGTAGAAGATACTTCATTATAAAAACTTATACGGTTGTTACCAGTGTCTATTACAACTTTGTTTAATGCGTCTGTATCCGCTATTAAAGGTACATATGAACCTTCAGTAGAACTACCATCGTGTTTGTGTCCACCTGATAAAGCAAACGCATCTCGTATTGCGTTATACTCTGCGTTTACTGGTGCAGCTTTAATAACCGCATTAGCAATAATATCTGCTGCTGATTGTCTTGAATACCCTGCCATGTTATAACCTATCTCCTACCCCAAATGTAATCACTAAACCTTGTACACTGTGTGACGCATTGGAATCATTAGTTACATATCTAAAAGATGCTGATTTACCAGATCCTGATATATTAGTGCGTTGTACTGGTGATGGATTACCATCAAATATTGCAGTGCTATTATATGTAGCTTCATTATAATATGCTGCCGCCCCTGTAGTTGTTAGTGTAAAGTTTGAAGGGGATAATACATCTACATCTTCATAGTCATACACAGCCGACATAACTATGGAGTTATCCCCTTCAGAACGTAAATATGTAGCTACCGTATAAAATATTTTACGTTGTTCTGGATCTTGCATGTGAAAAAACGGAGTCTGAAATAAACTAAAAATGTCTGTACCATCAAAGTCATTACCTTGCTCCTGTCTTTGTACCTTTCCTGAACTATCGCCATGAATTACAAA